GAGTTCTGGAGGCTTGTCGGCCATTCGGTGTGGAGACACGAGATGAGGCAAAGTCATGTGTCTACAGCACTGTCTACGGTGCTAGTGCTCGCAAGGTTGCGACAACGCTTAATCTGGATCAAGCAAACGGAGAGCGCATCATTCAGGCGGTCGAAGGCGTTTTTCCGGGCATCAGTGCTTTGAAGCCTAAAGTTGAAAAGGCCTCGGCTAGGGGGTACTTGATTGGCCTTGACGGGCGAAAGATTTGGATGCGCCGGGACTCTGACGGCAAGCTAATGAAGCACAAGGCTCTAAACTATCTCTTTCAATCTGGCGGCGGCATCGCCATGAAAGCGATACTTTGCATTCTTGATAAAAAAGTAAAAGAAAAGGGGCTAGATGTTACTTTTGTAGGAAATATCCATGATGAGGTACAAGCTGAGGTTGCAGAGGACGATATATCGGGTTATAATAGTGTTGTAGACGAAGCATTCGCAGAGGCTACACGTTTTCTTAACCTACGCTGCCCGCTTGAAGGTGAGGTACAGGTAGGAGAGACATGGGCAGATACCCACTGAGGTGCTAAGATGAGTAGAGATATTGACAGAATGTTTGGTATAGATGATGAAAAAACGATCATTGAAATTAGTCACGGAGGCACTTATATTAAAAAAACTTTGGATGAGCAGGAGATTTGGCCTGATATAGTTAAAGAATTTTTTGATATGCTGTGTGGGTGTGGTTATGTAATTGACCAAGTAAAAGCTCACGATATTATTCAAGAGATTGAAACTAAGAACTTAGAAGGATTGAGGAAATGAGTAAGCAGATTGTAGAAGGCAAGATTGATAAGGTATTTACGAAAGACTTTGGCGAAGAGGATCGGTTTGGCAATCAGTACGCGGTCAACATCAATGTTGGTGGCCAGTGGTACGGCCTTGGCAAAAAGAAAAAGCCGGTAGCTAATGTAAAAGTTAATGGTAATTGGCACCCGCTTTCTGAGGGCGATGTCATTGAGGCAGTTGCCGAGACTGTAGAGCGCAACGGGCGCACTTACACAAACGTCAAAACATCAGACATTACGGTAAAGGAGTTTGGTAGTGGTGGGAACAATAGCAATGTTACTACTAGCAATTCTGGTGTTAATAACCGTTCTGTCAGCCCTCAAGTAAGCAACGATGACCGCCAGAAAGCAATCATGCGCCAGTCTGCCATGGGTTATGCTGCAAATGTTGTAGCAGCCACGCTGACTAGCAAATCTAATCTGGAAGATGCTGCACAGAAGGTTGTTGAGATTGCAGATAACTACTTTCTGCCCTATGCCGAATATGGGCTAACTGGTGACGAGATGCGTCAGAAGGAGAACGAGCAGCAGAATTTAGCAGCGGCTGCGGCGGATGATGATAACGGCGAGCCTTTCGACGACGACTTGCCGTTCTGATGTTTAACAGCCCCGATAGCTCAACTGGACAGAGCATCGGCCTTCTAAGCCGAGGGTTGCAGGTTCGAGTCCTGCTCGGGGCGCCAACTATTAAGAAATTCTTACAAGTTCAAGCGTGAAAGGTATGGGCAAGACAGTAAAAAAGCAACCTGACTGGATGCGTGAAGACGAAAGATGGGTGAAAAAGGGCGGCAAGCATAATGGGCCATCACGGAAATCAGAGAAACAAGACTTTATGAGGGAAATAGATGACTACTTTGATAATCGACGCTGACTCCATTGTTTACGCCGCCGCTTTTGCTTCCCAAGACTGGGCTATCTTTGACGAGGACGGCCACCTGTATGGCACCTACAGTCTAAAAGGCGATGCCAAAGAGGCTGCTATCCATGCAGGTGACAGGGTAGAAGCATTCCCTCGCGGAGAGTCTGATGCTATCTCAAATACTGACGCAATGATTGAAAACGTTGTCGGACAGTTTGATTCAGTAGATGAGGTGCAGTGCTGGTTGACTGTGCCAGACATTAAGAAGAATTTTCGGTACAGCATCACAGAAGACTATAAAGCTAACCGAAAGAACTTTGAAAAACCTTTCCACTACCAGACTGTTAGGGACAGGTTGATTGACTACTGGGGCGCAAGAATTAGCCGAGAGGGGTGGGAAGCAGACGACGAGTTATCGGCACAAGGATGGACACACTGGAACTATGGTGATTGGTCTGAGACAGTGGTTTTGTGCTCTATTGACAAAGACCTTGATACTGTTCCGGGGCATCACTATCGCTGGCCTACCTATAATAAAGAGGGCAGCCATTACTTTGTAACAGAAGAAGAAGCTAGGCACAATTTTTGGTGCCAGACTTTAACGGGAGACACGGCAGACAACATCAGAGGCTTGCACCGTATAGGGGACAAGAGAGCAGACTCTATACTTAGTTATTGTAAAACAGACGCAGAGTATTACAAAACAGCGCACTCGCAGTGGCAGGTAAACTTAGAAAAGGAGGGGTACGAACCAGAAGAAATCACAGAGATGTTTTACACAACTTGCAAACTATTGTACTTGATGAGAGGTGGAGACGATGAAGGATGGAGGCCACCGGCATGAACGAACATTTACTTGACTTGTTTATAGAAATTGTAGATAATTACGAATCTGTTGAAGATATTGATACTAAAGTTTTAGAGGACGTTAAAGAAGAGATTTATCAAGTTTTATTTGAAAGAGCTACAATGATTGATACTTTGGCTGATATGTGGGATGACGGTGATGACGAGACCGAATACTGAACCCCACTATCGCAGCGGACTAGAAAGGAGAGTATGTAATAATTTACGGAACAGAGGAATAAAGTTTAAGTACGAACCGTATCAGCTAGATTACACAAAAGAGGTGAAGCAAGGATTCTGTCCCGAGTGCGGCAGCAAGGTGATGCTTAAGTGCCACCAGTACACGCCGGACGTAGTTCTCCCTAACGGAATCCATGTAGAGATTAAGGGAAAATTCACTGGCGAGATGCGGACTAAGATGATAGCCGTACAAGAGTGCAACCCTAGCGTAGACATACGTTTTCTTTTTCAAAGGGACGGCTGGTTGACGAAGAAGCACAAGATGCGCTACTCCGAATGGTGTGAGCGCAACGGTTTTGATTATGCTATAGGCGAGGTAATACCAAGTGAGTGGATTGAATAAAATTGGACGCAGGCACTTGTTTATTCCTGACGTACATTGTAAACCTGACACTGACAAAACATACCTACGGGCAATCGGCAATCTGATTGTAGACATGCAGCCTGATGTGGTTGTTCACATTGGAGACCACTGGGACATGGCGAGTCTATCTTCCTATGAAGACAGAGGCTCTGCTTATTTTCATGACAAAACTTATGCGGCTGACGTAGAAGCGGGTATTGAAGGAATGAAGCAGTTGCTAGGGCCGCTCCGTAAGTACCAACAGCGCAGGACCATCAACAAGAAAAAGAAGTATGACCCTAGGCTTGTGTTTTGCTTAGGTAACCATGAACACAGAATTGCTAGGGCTGTTCATAAAGACCCAAGGCTGCAAGGCACTGTCGGGTATCACAGTCTGGAGTTAGACAAGTTTGGGTGGGAGACCCACGACTTTTTAGATATTGTAGAGATCGACGGTATCCTTTATAGTCATTACTTTGTGAACCCGCTTTCTCTAACCAAAAATCCTCTGTCTGGTAACATTGAGAACAGGCTACAGAAAGTTGGGCAGAGTTTTAGTCAAGGCCACCAGCAGGTATATCAGCACGGCATGATCCATGATGCCCTCGGCAGAGCAAAGCTAGGACTTGTTTGGGGAACTTGCTATCAACACAATGAAGACTACTTAGGGCCACAAGGCAATGCTCGGTTTGACGGAGTAATGCTTAAGAATGAAGTTAGGGAAGGGTTTTACTGCGGTATGCCACTAAGCCTACAGTATTTGAAGGAGAAGTACTTATGAGTAGCGAAGATGACGGTTTGGACTTTGATGTAGAACTGATCCCTGACTTCGAGAGCATGGGTTACGAACTTGCTGGCAGCATTGAATTCTATGAGAACCCAGAGACGGGTGAGGGTGCTTATCGGTCTATGCTCTTTACCACGACGCTGGAAAACAATTTAGAGAAAGACCAAGATTACACTGTAGGTCAAACGTTGGTCATGGTCACACAGACCATGCTAGAGGAGTACCTGACTAGAGAGGCACACTGATGGAAGAGCTTAGAGAGGACTACATTGACAAGGTAGTCGACTATGCCAAACACAGTCCAGCTAAGTTTAGGCACGCAGCGATCTGTCTGGACAAGCGAGGGCAGATTGTTAGTTGGGCTACAAACTCTCGTAAGACTCATCCGATGCAAGCAGAGTACGCTAAACGGACAGGAAAAGTACAAAAAGTTAGTCTTCATGCCGAGATAGCTGCT